TATATTATCAACAGGCATTGATGAAAGTCCTTTCTGTAAAATTGTTTTTGCTCCACTCTCCAATTTTTCCTCTTTCACATTTGGTATTACATCATCCTTTATCATATTTAAAAATCCACCAAAAACTTTATTCATTTTTTCCCCTTTCTCTTCACCCAACAAACCTTTGAAATTTACATTCTTATTTTCATCCATTTTAAATTGTTCTGCAAAATTTTTCAATTTTTCTCCAACAATATCTTCACCAACTAATCCACCTTCACTAAATCCTTTTACTCCTTTTTTTCCTTTTTTTCCTTTTGCGAGTGTTGGATCATTTTTAGAATCATATTTAAAATCAAGCCTTGATTTCTCATCAAGTGATTCTTGCGATCTAAAATATGAAGTTGGATTTATTTGATTTATACGATATCCAAGAGTTTTATATGCTGATCTTGGTTGTATTCCTTGTTCTCTATCTAATTTTTCAGCTTTATCTTTCTTTTTTGCTGTGGCCTTTGATGCATTACTTTTGGCAAGAACTGGAAATAATAATTCATTTGGAATACCATGAGTGCCATTTAAAATTTGTTTAAAAGTAACCTTTTCAAATCCTTCTAATTTATTGACTTCACTCATAAGTTGATTTTTATGAGTGATCATGTCATCCACTGCAATATCTATTATTTGAGATTTCAAAATTGATTCTCTAGTGAAAGTCTCTTTAGTTCCATCCTCAAAAGTTTCTTCATTATTGTATCGGCTTATTGATTCTTCCTTAAGACTAGAACCAATCATTTCAGATTTATCATAAAAATATGATGAACCATCATCCGCTGTTTGTTCGTAAATGTCTGTGCTACCATCAAAATATGTTTTTTCAACATGTCCCTCTTCATCTCTACGCATTGATCTCTCTGCTGTCTCCATGTCTCCATCTTCACCAAACCCAAGAAATTCCTTACTCATCACACCCAACTTTGCAGCAGGCCCTTTACCGATAGTGCCTTCCAAAAGTTTAGGTTTGTTTTCTCCACCAGCAGCAGCGTTGATTCCTTTCAAAGTATCAACACCCACCTTTTTGACTGCATCTTTTGTTATCACAAACTCGCCAGGAGTTAGCAGTGCTGGAACACTATCTTCATTATTATTAGTTTTATCGTTATCTGTATCATTTACCTTTCCACCCTCTGCAAAAAGTGAAAACCCTGCAAAAGGATTAAGAATTGATCCAATGAGAGCTGGTAATTGTCCAATTATTCCCTTTGAGATTGATCCACCTCCAGTTGTTGTCGCGGCAGCTGCCGCGGCAGCTTTCTCTTGTGCATTTAAACCAAAATCGCCTGGCGCATTTTGATCTTTCTTAGATTTCTCTTTTTTATTTTTTTCACCTCCAAATTCACTTTCAAGTTCTAGTCTTCTTTGATCTTTTTGCGCCGCGTCTTGAGCCTCTAAAAGTCTATCTTCCTCTAAATCCTTTTGTATTCTTATAAAACTTTTAATTTCTATAATTTCTTTCTCTATTTTTGATATTGACTTTATTATACCTTCAATTGTTACACCTTGTCGAAGAATAGATTTTGTTGCATCAGAAGCTACTTGATCAATGTCTCTAATTGACTCAAAAAAATTATTAACGGTAATTTTTTTACCAGTTGTGCCTAAATCTAATTCTTCGTCATCCATACTTTCGGACACCTTCTACTTGTTGTCGTTTTAGATTTTCTTGTTCTATATGATCTCTGAGAAGAGCAGTGTAAATATCTCTCTCCCAAGGCATCATATTTTCAAGCTCCGTCAAGCTATATTTATGGTATTGCATGAGAATAAAATTTGTTCGATAATATGTCTCAAGATCTTCTCTTGCAATACTTAGCCGAAAAAATCGGCAAGACCCTCCAAGACGACACTATTTTTTTGTTTCGTATTTGGATTTATCACCTCAATCGTATGTGATAATTTAGGCATTGTTTGAAAAAACTTCTCAATTAGTTTATACTGTTTTGAACTTAGTTTTTCAACAAAATCTAGTCTCTCCTGTGGTGAGTAATCTTTAACATCCCAGGCATCCTCTTTAGTATAAACCGTGTCCATACAATCAGCCACAACTTTAAAAGTTTTTTGAACCTCGGCTTCTGGTTCATCAGATGTATCAAAGTTATTATCTACAAACTGATTTAATGATGGATACTTCATACGAAGAGTCATTTTATCATCTAAAACAATATCAATCTTATGATCTTTTTGTTTTTGAACTTTAATTTCATCAACATATATTGTCACTGGAACTTTTGTTTCGCCATCATCAGGGCATGTAACATTCATTTTAATATCTTCACCAATTGATTTAGCACGAATATTTAAAAAGACATATTCAATATCAAATGTCGGAAGACTATCAACATCAATACCCTTTGTAAGGATACACTTCTTTAGTATATCAGTTACAGCATTTGTAATTTCATTTTCATCTCTTGATTCTAATGCTAAAATTAAAATCTTCTCTTCTTTTACAAGAAAAGGTCTGTATTTAATTTTTTTATTTGATGATGGTAACTTCAACTCATAAGTTGGAGTTTCAATAGTTGGTAAAGGCATAATTTACTGATTCAGTTAATTTAAACTCCTCCAAGAGGAAGCATAGAGTTTGTTCCTGTAGTGGTAAATTTTCCATCCTCTCTTCTAACAGGAAATGGTTGAACTTGCGTTTGATCATTTGAATTTACAAGATCAACAGGTGTATTTACAACAGCCTGATTTGGATCTTCATAATTAAATCTTGTGAAAAATCTATCATAAGCAAACTGTATATTACATCTTAACACATTTGAATCACCATAGGCAACTCTCATTGATGTTAAATTGGTAGGCCAAACATTAACAAATTCATAACTTGACAAATTTGATTTATACTCTCTAGGTGATGATTTCTCATTATTTTTACCACCAAAAGATCCTAGTTGTTTTTTTCCTTCGGGTATAAAAGTATCTCTTTCAAATTTTGTGATGTGAATAATTTCCTTATAATCATCAGGATAATTAAATCGAGTATAAGCACTTCTCTCTCTTTTATTTGTTTGAATAGGATTAATATATGTCATCCAAGTTTCTAACACTTCTAAAATTACCATATCAGCATCACAGTAAAAAACAAGATTTAAAGGTGGAAAATTTCTAAGATTTGGGAATGATTCTGTTATACCTTGACGATGACCAGTCGCAGTTGATTCTATAAAATTTGCGCCTGGAAGTTCAGCCTGAGCACACATTATAGACATTTTTCTTTGAAAATCAAATCCTTGACTTCTTTTTTTATTTGTCCCAACATCAGATTCTTGAAGCCAAGTTTGCCAATTTCCAAATGAAAAAGTAACTTGATAAAACGTATCGAGAGAGGGCCGTCCAACAGTATCATTAATATCTTTAATGTTACTTTTAAATATATTTGATCTTCTTGGAAATAAATTATTTTCTGTCACGATAAATAAATTTGGATTGTTATTACTATATATGAGCTATAAAGGGATATATCGACCTTCTAATCCCAAAAAATATAAAGGAGACTCCAATAATATTATTTATAGGTCTCTTTGGGAGCGAAAGTTCATGAATTACTGCGATTTGAATGAAAACATACTTGAATGGGCATCGGAAGAATTCTGGATACCATATAAAGATCCAACAACAAATCGAGTTCGTAGATACTTTCCTGACTTTTTCATTAAATATAAGGACAAAGACAGCAATATTCGCAGATCGGTGATTGAAGTCAAACCGATGAGAGAAACAAAAGAACCAAAGGCAACAAAGGGAAAATCAAGAAAGACATTAATTAATGAGTCAATGACATATGTTAAAAATCAAGCAAAGTGGAAAGCAGCGAGAGAGTTTTGTGATGATCGTAAATTAGAGTTCAAGATTATGACTGAAAAAGAATTAGGAATCCGATGAGTATTCTACAAAGAATATTAGACACAGTGGGTAATCAAGTCAATGAAGAATTTTTTCGGACTCGATTGCTTGAAGAACTTGGATCACCAAATTTTGATGATGATGCTTCAGACACAGCTGGATTTTCGCCTGGCGAATTATATTTTTTTACATATCAAGCACAAACCAAACAACCTTATTATGACATGTATCCACTTGCATATGTGATTGAATATCAAACAGGTGGTTTTTTAGGATGCAATCTTCACTATCTTCGTTTAAATCAAAGAGATGAACTTGCAATAAGCTTACTAAATAACTCTGCTCAGGGTGCAGTTGCGGTTCCTCCCCGAACTCTACATAAATATCTTTATACTGGTGTGAGAGGAACACCATATCGTATTCCAAATAGTGAGTGGTCAGATGTTGCACAACTTCCGACTGAAAGATTTATTGATATGAGAGGAATTCCAGTTCCAAGAGATCGAATTTATAACAAAATCTAATGTCAAAAAGTAGAGTATATACACAAGACGATAATTCAAAAGTATCTTTTGAATTTGACACCGATCAAACACTGGTCGGCATAACAAAAGATGGATCTGCCGTAAATCCAAAAACTTCTGAATTTGAAACTCTTAGAGATTCTGATGATGCTCTGGATGCGTACAATGTAAATAAGTACAAAGGTAACGGATCTGAATCCACGATTAAAGTAGCAGCTAATGATATTCTTCAGAGTCATTATAATGAAATATTAAAAAAACAAAATAATGAACAATTTGTAACGAATGATTTTGAAAAACCTCAAGCAATAGCATATTCTAGCGCCTCTTCATCAATGATTGAAGATTATGAAAGAGGAGCATATCGGTCAAAATTAATGACTGGAAATCTTTTTGATCGAGACACATACAGAAAACATAAAACAGATATTTTTGCATATCCAATCGATATCAATCCAAATCAAGATCATATGAAGATTGTGAAATATCGATATGTTAGACAAGATGTGAATCAAAGCAAACCTCCTACGGAAGGGATCAGAAATATTGGTTCGTTTTATAATCCTTTAAATGCGATTTTTAATAGAAAAGTAAATGTCGCTGGTGATAGTGTCAAAGGCAGCATACAACGAGGAACTGTTTTACTACCCATGCCAAAGGCGACAGACGTAAATGGTGTTGAGTGGGGAAAAAGTGAATTAACAACATCTGGACTTGCAGCACTCGGACTAGCAGAAAAATTATCTCTAGGAGGAAGATTAACAGGAGAGACTCAATTTGATAGATTTCTTGAAAGAAGAGCGAGAAGAAAAGCAGGGAGACCAAGTGATGCACAACCACTAAAAAGATTAGCAGAATTTAGTCAAGCACAAGCAGCTCAAGGAATAGCTGAAAAAGCTGCAAGAACTTTTGGAACTGAATTAGATGCAGATACATTTTTAGCAAGAACAGGTGGTAGAGTTCTAAATCCCAATGCTGAGATGTTATTTCAAGGCCCTGTCATAAGGGATTTTGCTTTTAAATTTACGATGATTGCAAGAAGTGAAAAAGAAGGTGCAGAGATTAGAAAAATTATTCGTTTCTTTAAATTAGGAATGGCTCCTAAGTTTAGAAATACGGTTTTTCTAAAAAGTCCCGATATATTCACTTTAGAGTATAAAAATGGAGGCACAGATGCAGACGTTTTGAATACTGTAAATAGATTTAATCCAGGCGGTCTTGCATTGACGACCATGAACGTTGATTATGCTCCAGATGGTTATTGGGCTGCATATCGAGATTCACAACCAGTCGCACTTTCGATAGATCTCAATTTTACAGAATTAAGACCAATATATGAAGCAGATCAAGAAAACACTCCAGAAGACAGCGTAGGTTACTAATATGACATACTCAGGATCACCAAACAGTTACTTTAGACAACTCCCAGACCTTGATTATCCGTCTTTAGCGAATGATCGAACTTCGGTGTATGACTATCGAATTGTTAAAAATATATTTAAAAGAGCAGTAATGCGTGATGATATTTTTAACGACATTACAGCTTTTACAAAATATTCTGTTCAAGGCGATGAACGAGCAGATCAAATCGCAGAGTCATTTTATGGTGATAGTGGTCTTGACTGGGTAGTATTGACAACAAATAACATTGTTCATGTGAGAGACGAATGGCCAATGGGCGCTCAAGATTTTTTAACTTATATAAACGGAAAATACACTGCTCAAGAATTAACAAATATTCATCACTATGAAACTGATCTTCTTAGAGATTCAAATGGAAAATTAATTCATCCAAAAGGAATTAGAGTTCCAGAGGATTATTCAATTTCTTTTTTAGATAATGGCGTTTTGAGAACAGAATCAAAAATTACATCTTTTACTTTTTTAGATCACGAAACTAATTTAAATGATGCAAAAAGAAATATTAATATTTTAAGAAGTGAATATTTAAACTTCTTCTTAGAGGATTTTGCAAATATTATGGAGTATAAACCATCACAACAATTTGTAAGCGAAGATCTTAAGAAGACCGAAAATCCACGCATAATTTCGCCATAAAAAAAGAGGTCGTTTTGAGCGACCTCTGGCGTAAAAAATGGCCCGAAATTTTTTTCGGGTTATTT